ATATACAAAGATACTATGGGTGCTTATGACCCAAGCATGACTCAGCAGTTCTATAATCCTTACGAGGATGCAGTGGTACAACAAACTATTGAAGATGTAATGAAAGCTGGTGACAAGCAAGATATTGCTTCAAGAGCTCGTGAAATTAGTGCTGGTGCCTTTGGTGGTAGCAGAGCAAGACTTGGAGCAGAGGAACGTAGACAAGACTTAGGTGAAGGTTTAGCCAAAGCTTTGAGTGGCATTAGACAAACAGGTTATCAAAGTGCACAAGCAACTGGATTGGGTGAGTTTGCAAGACAACAAGCAGCTAAAAGAACTGGAGCTGAAGGGCTTATGGGTATAGGCATTGGCAGAGGAAGTGCTGCATCACAACTAGGATCACAATTAGCTGGATACGGAAGCCAGATTGGTGGTATAGGTCAGACACAAGAACAAATGAGAGCAGGACAAAGAGGTGAACTATCTGGATATGGTGGTATTGGTAGAGGTATTGCCGAGACTGGTCTAGGTAGAATATTTGAACAACAGGTTGGACAACAGTACAGACCTATGCAAACACTAGGACAAATTGGTTCTATGCTACCTGGTTATCAAGCATCACAAACACAGATTGATTCTGGATACGGTATGCCAACAGATCCTTCAGCAGCAGGACTAGGTGCAGCATTTAGTGCCTACGGTGCTTTAGCTCCAAGACAAGGACAAAGCTAATGAACTTTATGAATCGTAAAATGTTCCAAGCTGGTGGTGGTGCAACTGCATTAGGACCTTATGATATTTTAGACAAAAAAACAGGACAAATAACAACCGTTAGACCTGATTTTATTAACACACCTGGATTTAATCCTTATAAAATTTTATCAGACTCTTCTTTAGAAAAAGGTCCTGCTGTAATGACTATATTACAACAATTTAAAGAAAGAGATGCACCACAGATAGGTCCTTTTCAAATGGGTGAGGACATTGGTACGAACATAGCTGATCTTGGATTTAATGTAGCCAGAGCTACTGAACCATTTATTCGTGGAGCTTCAAGAGCTGTAGGAGAAATTACAGGTATACAAGGTCTTAAAAACTTTGGTGGTAAACAAAAATTTAGCCCATCAATAGGACTAGGTGGCATAGATTTATTTAAACCAACTTACGAAAGTTATGTGCCAACTGATGAAGATAGAGCAAGAGGCATGCTTGGTTTGGTAAAAGAAAGAGATGGATCAATACTTGACCCAATTACTGATGCTATTAATGATTTGACATCTGCAACAACAGATGGTTCTAGTTTTGATTTCCGTGATGAAGACATGAGAAGTAAAGTAAGTGGCTTTGATACTTATGTGCCATCAACATTTGATCCATATACAGATTCAATCACTCCTATGCTGGATGAGTTACAACAAGAAAGAATAGATTTAGAAAATAGATTTGCAGAAGAAGACATACAAAGACCAGCAGACATAGATGTAGATGAAATTACAAGCTTACTTAATGACATAGAAACACCAGGTTTTGATCTAAATAAAACAGAAGCTGATAGCTTATTAGAAACAACTAATAAGTTTGAAGGCTTATCACCAGATGAATTAAAATTTGAGTTAGATAAAACTAAGTTACCAGGTATGGATTCTCTTAATGAACAAAAAGCACAAGTTGAAAAACAAGTTAAGGTAATTAAAGCTTTAGAGTCTAATGGAATTGACCCAGATACTTATTTTAATACAGCACGTAATCCTGTATCTAAAAAACTTAACGAGCCAGGATTTTTTGGTTCTAATAGATTCTTAGACTTTATTAGAAATGTTGGTGCTGGTCTTACAGAAACTGGTCAATTTGGTTCTGGTCTTGGACTTGGTGCTTCAAAAGCCGCAGAAGAAAGAGCTGCAAGAGATATAGCAAAAGACGAAAGAGAATACGAGATGGAAAAACTTTTAGCTATTGAAGATAAAAAAGCAGAAATAGCAAGAATAGAAAAATTAAATGCACCAATGGAAGCATCTGATCTTGTCAAGTATGTTAAATTTGATGATGAAATTTCAACAGCAATGAAAAACTTTGATGAGGATGAAAGAATATTATCTGATATAAACCAAGTTTTGAATGAAGATGTCAATGATCCTACAGCTTTTGGTGCAAAAGGTTTTTTAGGAAAAATAAATGATAAATTTAGAAACGCTATAGGTTATGGTGAAACTGAGTGGGAAAATTTAGATGCTGAAGTAAGAACACAACTAATACTTGACATTACTGCACAAAGATCTGTAAGAAATATATTAGGGGAATCGGGTAAAACTATTTCTAACTTAGATAGAGAAATAGTTGCTAGGATATTTGGTAATGTAAATATTTGGACATCACCAGCAGAGCTTAAGAAAATACTAGGACAAAGTAGATCTAATATAATTGAAGGCATGAGGTCCACACAAAACCAAATTATATCTAGAGCAGGTGCATTTAAGCAAGCTGGCTACAAATCACCAGTCTTAAACGTAAACGAATCATTAATAGATAGAATATTAGGATTTAAATTTGACAATATAGAACAATACAAACGTGGTGATTCTGTGTCTGGATTTAAAACAATTAGTCTCTAATGCCTAAATTTAAAGTAAATATTTCTGAAGGTGTATCTGAAATTGTTGAAGCTCAAACAGAAGACGAAGCAAGAAAAAAAGTTAAAGCCATAATAGCTCAAGGTGCTATGTCACCTTTTTATGACGAGCTTTTTTTTGACTATGAAACTGGTGTAAATAATAAAAGGTTGAGAAGAAACTTAGCCATGGCTGAAACAACAGAAGAACAAAACAAAGTTATAACCAATATTTTAAACGAAACACAGAAGTCTGAAACTCCAATAGAGCAAGAAAATATTTTAGTAAACGAAGTTGGTGAACAAGGTTTTACTAGAAATACTAAAGGTCAAATAGCTTTAACACCCTATGGTATGAAACAACTTGGGTTGGGTAATTTAATAAAAACAAAAACATTAAATGATGGTTCAACCATTAACCTCAATACTGTTATAGATGAAAACGATTTTAATTTAAAAACGGGCGATCTTTCAGATTTAGCAGGCGTTGCTGGACCTATTATAGGTACTATTGCTGCTTTTTCACCACAATTAAGAATTGTTAAAGGTCTTTCTGCTTTAACTAAAAGACCTGTGTTTTCTCGTATGTTTGCTGCTGGTGTGGGTAGTACAGGTGGTAAAGCTGTTGAAGAAGAAGTCATTGAAACTATGGAGGGTTTTCAACTACAAGACAGAGATGCTATTAATGATTTGTATGCACAAGAATTTGTCTTGGGATCTGTGGCACAAGGTTTAGGTGAAGGTGTATTTAAAATTTATCAAACATTTTTAGGAGCAAGAGCTCCAGCATCTGATAGACGTATATTATTTCAACAGAATCAAAATAGATCAGTTGCTGACGTTATGAAATTAGATAAAGAATTAGGCAAGCAAGCTACTGAAAAACAGATTAAGAAAGCTATAAGAGATGGTAAAGTTAAGAAATTTGATTGGAAAATGAATAAATCTACAGGTGCGGTGCCTTCACAACAATCATTGGAAAGAATGTTACCTGGTAGATCACAAAGTATTGCAGAGCAAGTTATAGGTAACAACAGAGATCAAAAAAATGCCGCATACCTCATGGCTGAACTAAATTACATTATGCGTGGTGTTAAAGATGAAAAAGCTGCACTTGATTCTTACATATCAGCCTCACAAAAAGGTAGGTTAGATGAATCTATTAATGAAAAATTACAAAGCTTAAGAAGTAAAGAAACAGATGTAACAAATAGATTAGAAGAATTATTAAAAGAAGTTACTGAAGATGCTTTAGAAGTAGGTAATTATGGCAACATACCTAGTAGAAAAGAATTTGGTGAAACCATAAAAGAAACGGTATCAACAGCTAGAGCTTTTGTTACAAGAGAAATGGGTACTGAATACAAAGCGATAGATAATTCTATGAAAGATATGCGTAGTATCTTTAAAATGGAAAAAGATGATTTTGGCGAACTACAGTTTGTAGGTAGAGCTAGACCAGGCTCTAATGAGACAGATCAATTAATTCCTAAAGGTGGTGAAGAACAAGCTGTTGCTAATACCATAAATGCAACTATTAACGATACTGCTAATACTTATTTTGAAAAGTCTTTATTTAGAATTAAATCATTTCAAGACGATTTTCCTGGTTACGATTTAAGTATCCAAGACCCCAATGTTAAAGGTGGGACAATAAATCAAATTGAAGAAAAGTTTAAACAACTTTATAGAATGACTACACCAGAAGCTACAAAACAAGGTCAAGGTATAAGCTTGTTTCAATTAAGAAATTTAGTTAAAGATTTAGACTTGTATATTAAAGAAAGCCCACTGCCTACACCACAAAGAGAGCTTTTATATGATTTAAAAAGATTTATAGATGCTTATGGTGTTGATAATCCTAAAAGCATAATGACTGATTTAACCAAAGAATCATTAGCAACTATAAATACAAGATTAAAGCGTCAAGGTATAACCATGACAAAAGAGCAAGATCAAACAATTAAAAATTCTCTTACTTTACTACGTGATACAAACAGAAAAAATGCACAAAGAATGCAACCATTTGATAATTTAAACATACAAAAAATTATTTCAAATGCTTCTAAAGGTGCACACCCACCGGATGAAATCTATCAAAGAGTATTCTTAGGTGGATCTGCTAAAGATTTAGATGATTTATTTAGAGCTACAAGAAACTATGATGAATATTTAAAAGGTGTAGGTAAAGAACCAATAACAGAGCGTAGGTTAAAAGCACAATTAAAGAAGAAGTTTTTTGATGATGCTGTGTATAAAGCTACAGATGGTGAAACACAAAGGATAAACTTTACTACTTTTGCAAGACAGTTTGATAACTTTGATAAAGATATGATGAACAACGGCAAGTTAGATGTTTTATTCAGAAATACTGTTGGTAATACAAGCGGTAGACTTGTAAGGGAAACTATAAGAAATATAAATAGAGTTCAACCTAACCTAAAGCCACAACAACTAAGAGATCTTGTAGATGATTTTACTGGCACAAACATAGGTTTAGATGCAAGTGATCAAGGTAAAGCTTTTATAAGGGGTTTGACTGATCTAGCTAATGAATCTGAAAAAGTCCTTAAATTCAGAGCTAACAGAGCAATATCACAATTACCAGAAAAAGGTATAGAAGCTACAACAGATACCATATTTAGACCAGGGAATGCTACTGTAATTAATAACTTAAAAGGCACTGTTGATGCAGATGTTTTTAACAGCATACAACAAGCAAGTATGATGAAGTTGCTTAAAAGATCTGTTGACTTTAATGGTAAGGGTAAAATTAACGATATATTTAAACCTGGTAACTTAGAAACAGCCCTTAACAGCTATGGTGATGAAACACTAGAAGCTATGTTTGGCAAAGAAGTAACACGAGGCTTGCGTGCATTTCAAAGAGAAGTAGATGTACTTACCAAAGGTGAAAGTGGTAGAGGTGGTGCAGCTGGTGGATTGATTGCTGCTGGTCTTGGTGCTGCTGTTGTATTTGCACCTTTGCAAACTTTACCAGCTTTGATAGGTTTAGGAATAGTAAGAAAAGTGTTTGAAAATTCATTTTTTGTTGGATTGCTAAGTAAAACAGATCCAGGCAGTGTTGCAAAGCTAATTGAAGCCGTTGCACAAGCAGCAAGACAATATGGAGTCAGAATGGTTGACGGTACTTATGTAGAAGATACTGTTGACTTCTTAGGTGAGGGTATTGATATAGGTAAGACAGCTATAGGCATTACAGACGAAGAAGTGTCTGATGCCACTGATGAAGGTCTTAACATGTTCCAACAACTTAGAAATCAGGTTACTGCACCAATTAAACAATTACCACAACTACCAAATGTTCAACCTACGCAAACACCGACAGATCCAATGTCTCAAGAAAGATTAGACTTTGCAGAACAGGTTGCTGGTAGACCTGTACTTTAGTTATCTTCAAAGAAGGTAGGATCTACAGCTACAAACCTTTTAGCTGGTCTGCCTTTACCACCGACTTTAATCTCTACCTCTTGTATCTCCCCTGCGTTCTTAAGCCTTTCAATAATTTCTTTTACTTCATAAGACTTCATACTACGGAATAGTTCGTGTCTATCTACCTCACGTTTTGATATACCTTCACCATTCCTGGATCTAATGAATGATAGTACCTGTTTAATCTTAGACTCGGTTGCACTACTTGCCACCTTGTCTCTACATGCTTCTATAAACAATAAGTCATAGTATCTAATAAAATCTACAGCCCAGCGTGTTACATCACCTGTAATGGTCATGGCATCAGCATTAGTTGCCAAAGTACATAACAATGCCATACGCATAGCTTTCTCTTTAGAACGGCTTAGAAGAGGCTCTAGGTTATCTTTTTCAAGTATATCTTGTCTTTTAACTATCTCTCTAGCAAAGTCTTGTAGGATTTCTTCTGATTCCCTGTCAAAGTTTAATACTATCTGATCTAGATCTAACTCTGCATTATCCCTAGATAGATCACTCATAGTTCCTCTTTGTCTTCTAACATAGTTTACCCAGTTGACAATAGAGGTTGGTGGCGATTTGAATCTTTTGAGTTCACCCACTCTCCTTGGCTCTGTAGATTCAACGACTACAAAACGGTTTAGGAACCCGTCTGCAATCCTGCCACCATTTAACGCACTGTAAAAATTCTTAGGTACTGATAAGCCAACCAATGTAATTGCTGGTTTGTGGGTAACACGGCTCATCATCTGTTCTTTGTATTGTTCTTGTACATTCATAAGTGAATAGTTATCTGGTCGCAAAGTACCATGACAACGACCCCAGGCTTCCATAAGTGTTTGTATGCCATCTTCTTTATTGGTATTACCTGAATTACTTATGGCTTCTAATCTTTTACCGAACTCATCCATTATGGTTATCTGTGTTGGTCGCATTTTTAATACTGAATGCACAGCACCACTAGATGTATAACCATCTCCTACAACAAGCTTGTCATGGTCTGAAGCATTTAAGACTGACTCTACAAATGTTTTAATGTTTTCCTTACCCTGCCCTGACTTAGCAATACCCATGAAATACATAGATGAAAAGTTATTCATGTTGGTTCTGTAGATACGACCACAGGTAACACTGGTTAATGCTAATGCACCAACAAGTGATAGTTCTGGTTGAGGTACCTGTGCTATCTCTTCACAAAACTTAAACATGTCTTTAAGAAGGCCTGGAGGATTAAATAGATCTTTTGGTTTTTGTATGGTTTCTGTGGCTTGTATAAATAATGGTGCTATCTTGTTTTTTCTATCGTGTGTACTTTTGACGCTCTCTACTACGCCATCTATTTCTGTTTGTGGTAAGGGTGGATTGTTATTTTTGTTCCAGTTTTGTAGAAAGATCTTTACAAATTCTGTATTGACATTTTTAGATATTAGGTAGCCTGCAATTCTTGCAGCTCCATCATTTCTTGATCCTTCTAATACACCATCTAATGAGAAGGGTGCAGTTTGAACTCCTGTATCTGTCTTTGGTACGCCAGTTATCTTTTGAAACTCAACCTCTGTAAAATCTGGTAAATCATTGTGATCATATATTTTCCAGTCCGGGAAGGTAACAGGTTTATATACTTGTCCGTTTGCATGTCTATTCCAAGGTGCAATTATTAATCCACCAACTCCCCTAATATCTATAAGTCTTTCAATGGGAGTATCGTTAGTTCTTCTTGTAGCAAAGGTAGTGTAGTTCTCTGGGTTGTTATAATAGTAATGCATACCCTTACCAGTAATAACTTTAAATGGACAGGCAGGCATATTCTTTTCTACCCAGTCCATAGCTTCTGGCGAGTCGGCATCAACGACTACAAACTTACCACAGACAAGTGCAACCTGTAAGTTGTCTCTGCCCTTAAACCATGATTCTACAAGGGTTCTATCAGGTCTTGACTGTTTGTATTGCTCCCAACTACCTAAAAAAGATGGTGGTTTTTTATTAGATCTTTGTAGCGGTACAACATTATAGCCTTCATCATAGTACGCAAGTGCTTGCTCCAAGGATGTGTCATCCTCGGTTATATTTATTTGAAACACTTTAAGCTTCTGTGTCTAGTATTTCAGATATAGATCCATAAATGGACTCATAATCTAAACGACCTTCAGTTGCTCGTATAATTTTTTTTGCTTGATTAATGGTTGGTTGTCTATATCCATATCTCCAAGACTTACATGATGCTTCAGAACAATCAAACTCTGCCGCAGCTTTTGCTTGTCCTAAAAATTCTATATAATCTCTAAGTGAATATTTTTTAACCCTCCTATCGGTGTGGTTTGGTTTGATTCCCATAGTTTCAAATTCCTTTAGTTTTCTTGTTGCTAGTGTCTTTGTTCTAAAATAATAATTCGCTTGCCAGGTTTGGTCTTCTTTATTGATGTTGTCCATTTACTTCTCCTTTTCAACATTAT